ATGAAAAAAATGCTACTCGCTACTGCGCTGGCCCTGCTTATTACAGGATGTGCTCAACAGACATTTACTGTTCAAAACAAACAGACAGCAGTAGCACCAAAGGAAACCATCACCCATCATTTCTTCGTTTCTGGAATTGGGCAGAAGAAAACTGTCGATGCAGCTAAAATTTGTGGCGGCGCAGAAAATGTTGTTAAAACAGAAACCCAGCAAACATTCGTAAATGGATTGCTCGGTTTTATTACTTTAGGCATTTATACTCCGCTGGAAGCGCGTGTGTATTGCTCAAAATAATTGCATGAGTTGCCCATCGATATGGTCAGCTCTATCTGCACTGCTCATTAATATACTTCTGGGTTCCTTCCAGTTGTTTTTGCATAGTGATCAGCCTCTCTCTGAGGGTGAAATAATCCCGTTCAGCGGTGTCTGCCAGTCGGGGGGAGGCTGCATTATCCACGCCGGAGGCCGTGGTGGCTTCACGCACTGACTGACAGACTGCTTTGATGTGCAACCGACGACGACCAGCGGCAACATCATCACGCAGAGCATCATTTTCAGCTTTCGCATCAGCTAACTCCTTCGTGTATTTTGCATCGAGCGCAGCAACATCACGCTGACGCATCTGCATGTCAGTAATTGCCGCGTTCGCTAGCTTCAGTTCTCTGGCATTTTTGTCGCGCTGGACTTTGTAGGCGATTGCGTTATCACGGTAATGATTGACCGCCCATGACAGGCTGACGATGATGCAGATAATCAGAGCGGATATAATCGCGGTTACTCTGCTCACTGTTGCCCCCACAAACAGACTTCACGCTCAATCTCACGACGAGTCATCAGGCCTTTCCATTGCTTACCGCCAGCGTATGTCCAGCGACGCAGCTGATCACATGCGCCTTTGATATCGCCCTGGTTTATTTTGCGAAGAAGCGTCGATGTTCTAAAATTGCCAGCACCCACGTTGTAAACGAATGAGTAAAGAGCGCCGCGCGTTGTTTCCGGTATATCGACTTTGATATACGGGTTAATTTGTCTGGCGACAGTGGCAAGGTCTTTATTCAAGAGTGCTTTGCATTCTGCTTTGGTATACGTTTTACCGAGCATGATGTCTTTTCCGGTGTGTCCGTGACATACAGTCCATACACCAACAATATCTTTGTATGGTATGTAGCTGACACCTTCCAGACCATCGTTACCACTTGGGCCAGTGATTAACACTGATGCTATAGCAATTGCTCCGCCACCAATAGCAGCAGCAACGGCTTTTCGTAATGATGGAGGCATTATTCACCTCTCGCAGCCTTGCGCTTATCTTCTTTAATCTTGAAATAAAGGTTTGTCAGGTACGTCAGCAGGCCAAATACCAGGCTACCCAGCACACCTATTGCTGCCCACTGTGAGGGAGTGACTTTATCTAGCAGCTGTAAAAACCAGTACCCGGCACTACCTGCTGAGGTGCCATAGGCGACACCCGTTGTTAACTTATCCATGGATTTCATAACCCCACCTCGCAGACAAAGCGGGTGTAAATTGAGGGAATACTACGAAACGTAACAGACTCGGAGTCAGTGAATAACTCAGGTATTGGGTTATCAGCTAATATCGAGACTCAAAAAATGGAAAAACCCGCTCGACGGCGGGTTTAAGCTGTGTGACGAAGTAACCACTCTTAACAGCATAACCAATTTTTTACGTACGTAAACCACTAAATGATATTTGAGAGAATGCTACCGAGTATTGAAAACACCACTACAAATACATAAGCAAATCTCAACAAATAACCAAAAAATAATTTCCAGTGTTATTTTTAGCCGGTTTAAATTGAACCTTCAAATTATAGAGCACTTATAAATAACAGCCGTTAATATAAATTGGCTAATAGATTTATTTTTATTCAGCCAAGAGCCATGAATAGGATTCGATAGAAAAAAGTTCAGATAAAAATAGAGATCTACTTCACAAATCAAACGAGAAACCAAAACTTACATCTTGAAATAATCACATTGATTAGATGAATATTTATCGCGCAGTGACATCATTTTTTAATAATAGTTCAAAAAAAGGGCTCACGATGAAAAAATTAACAGTGGCAATTTCTGCTGTAGCTGCATCAGTACTAATGGCGATGTCTGCTCAGGCAGCTGAAATTTATAATAAAGACAGTAACAAGCTGGATCTGTACGGGAAAGTTAATGCTAAGCACTACTTCTCCTCTAATGATGCAGATGATGGTGATACTACTTATGCCCGTCTTGGCTTCAAAGGTGAAACCCAAATCAACGATCAACTGACTGGTTTCGGTCAGTGGGAATATGAATTCAAAGGCAACCGCGCTGAATCTCAAGGTTCCTCCAAAGATAAAACCCGTCTTGCCTTCGCTGGCCTGAAATTCGGTGACTACGGCTCCATCGATTACGGCCGTAACTACGGTGTAGCATACGACATCGGTGCGTGGACTGACGTCCTGCCAGAATTCGGTGGTGACACTTGGACTCAAACCGACGTGTTCATGACTCAACGTGCAACTGGTGTTGCAACCTATCGTAACAACGACTTCTTTGGTCTGGTTGATGGTCTGAACTTTGCTGCTCAGTACCAAGGCAAAAACGATCGTAGCGATTTCGATAACTACACTGAAGGTAACGGTGATGGCTTCGGTTTCTCTGCTACCTATGAATACGAAGGATTCGGTATCGGTGCAACTTATGCGAAATCTGATCGTACCGACACTCAAGTTAATGCAGGGAAAGTTCTTCCTGAAGTATTTGCTTCCGGTAAAAATGCAGAAGTTTGGGCCGCAGGTCTGAAATATGACGCTAACAACATTTACCTGGCCACTACCTATTCTGAAACCCAGAATATGACTGTATTTGCTGATCACTTCGTTGCTAATAAAGCCCAAAACTTCGAAGCTGTTGCACAATATCAGTTCGATTTCGGTCTGCGTCCGTCCGTTGCTTACCTGCAATCTAAAGGTAAGGATCTTGGAGTATGGGGCGATCAGGACTTAGTCAAATATGTTGATGTAGGTGCAACCTATTACTTCAACAAAAATATGTCTACTTTCGTTGATTACAAAATCAACCTGCTTGACAAAAATGACTTCACTAAAGCACTCGGTGTAAGCACTGATGACATCGTTGCTGTAGGTCTGGTTTACCAGTTCTAATCTGATTACGAAAAAGATATGTTGCGGGAGGCGTTGCCTCCCCAACATATAAGTGGCTCCCTCAAGCCACTTCCTTTAGAAGCACAACCTTGCTTCTAACTATATAAACCTTCTGTTATATATTACCCTTTATTTTTGGGGGCGTCTCAACGCCCCATTTTTAATAATTTTTAGTAAACAATTGGCATATTAATTAGAGTTATTAACAACGATATCCATCTCTAACCGGATATCTAATGCCATTAACATCCCTTCAATTATGCCCTCAGCCTTCTGTAACCTTTTCCCGATATAACCATCAGAGCAGCAATGCTTACCTGCCAGTGACATGAATGTCATACCGACTACATAATAATCTACTAATAAATCGTGCAAATCGCTGTTGTTCTTTTTCAGACGGGCCATGCACCCGCAAATGATCATCGCGTCATCGTCACAACATTGCGGGCGAGATTTTACTTTTGAAGTAATTAATCCCTTAAAACCGGCGGCAATGGACGACCAGGTCACATCTTCATGATTATTAGCCGCCCACGCTCCCCAACGCTCAAGAACCATCTGAATATCACGCATCAACTTACTCCACAAAAATCAGACCAGAACGCCAATTACAAGCAAAAATCAACAAAACAGTATTAGTTGATTGTTATCTCTGACTTCATACTCCTGCTCCTGTCAGGGTTTTGGCGTAATTCTTCAGTATTCGGTAATCGGTCAAAACAGAACCAGGAAAACGATATAAGCGCAGGCGCATCCAGCGGTTGCGAAGAAGTTCTGCCATATAAAACTCAAACATCATTCATTCCCCATTTCGGTGATGGTCAGTTCCAGCCTCCCACCTTTGGTAACAGGCATCTTCACAACGCGGTAATCAACGACCTGAGCATCATCCAGCCAGAAACCTGCTTTAGTGAGTGCGTCAAAAGCGGCTTTTTGCAGATTATCCAGGTCACGGCGACGGCGATCCGGCATGTGGCACTCAATACGGATTTTCACAGGCATAGCCAGGCCGATATCCAGCATTGCGTTTTTAATGATTCGGGCGACGTTATCGCGGTATGCCTGCCCCTCTGCGCTGACGTGCGTGCGCCCGCGATTATGGCGGTAATAGCGATTATTGCTCGGAGGCCAGGGTAATGTGATGCTGTAGGTATTCACGCCTTAATACCCCCCTCTTTCAGCCAGATAACCTGTGTTCTCGCCATACCTTCCAGCGCGCATTCTTTTGCATATCCAGCGTCAACAAAATGCGTGCGGCGGTCGATTTCGTCGTGGCAGGCAGAACATGCAATGGTGGCAATCAGGTCTGGCGGTTTGATACCGGTACCGCACAATCCAGCCAGCCGGATATGTGCCAGTACAGACGTTTCAGAATTGCCATTACATACGCCAGGGATTCTTACCTGGCATTCCCGACCACGCGCTGCTTTTCTCAAATCAGCCATGATTCCTCCTTGCTGCCAGTCGCAACCATTTTTTATCAACCAAGCTGGCGGTATATCCGAGCAGTGTTGGTATTTCGGATGGCTTCAGCTCAGGTTTACGCTTACGACGATTTGGTACTTTGTAGATGTGTCCGTTCATGACACGAATAAGCGGTGTAGTCATTACGCCTCCTGCTTGTCGCGCAGCAGCTGGAACTCGCAGCTCTGTGGAATAGTCAGGTGGCAACCAATATTCATCGCCCAGGCTTCAACCTTACACAGGAAGACATACATCTCTCCGGTATCAAGATCGGAGGTATGGCGTAACGACTGGATAGTGGTGATATCACCGGTTACGACATCAACCAGGTCTTTGGTTTCATAACCGAGATATGTGTGTTTGAGAGCATCTTTTACCCAAGCTGGAGTGGCGAACGTTTTACCCCTGCTGATGAGGTATTCACTGATTTCGCTGTACCACATGTGGCTGAGTGCATTCTGGGAAAGACTGCGTTTCTCACGCCACGGTTTAAGCACCATGCGAAAGCATTTGCCCTCCTCCAGATAAGGCTGGATCTGCCGACCGATAGCGGTGAAGTTACCGCGATGCAATTTGATACCATCTTGTGGGAGGTTCACGCTTCACCTCCGCAGAGATCAAACGCTAGATGCAAAGAATTGCAGGTGCATTTCTGCATCTGTGAAGGGAGAAGAGAGTTTGGATTGTATGTGCGCATAAACGTCCCCGTTTAGCGCAGAAGTCACCGGAGTTGTTCAGGCTCCGGTGACATAATTATGCCGTGTTGATTTCCCAAAATCAAAATCGATAGAATTGCTCCTTCTTAAAACACTTTTACTCTCTGGAAGCTTTTCTTATCTCTCTTGGTGTTATATTAAAACGATTATGAAATCTTTCAGTAAAACGAGAAGGACACTTATAACCATTTTCTCTGGCAATCTCGCTTATAGGTTTTACCGTCGTTTGTATAGCAGACAACGCATTATTTAACCTCACATCGTCCAGTATACTTTGGAAACTTACCCCCTCGCTTGCTAGACGGCGATGTAATGTAGAAACAGAAATGTAGAGATATCGAGCAACCTTGTTTGCTGTCCATTTTGTGCCGGGTTCGGATAGCAGCAGGTTATAACAACGACTTATCAATGATTGTTTACTATATGATAAAAGTAAATGATTAACATGATTCACTCCTAACGAAAGTAGAACGCCCATTGCTAAGTGCTCCTGAATTTTAGTTGAGAAGCCTCGGGAAACAGATGTTTTTAGTTGCTCCCAACAATATATTAACTCAGGATTCTGAGGTAAAAAGAAACTTGTTTTGTTACGTATTTGATCAGTTACCGTATAAAGTTTTTGGAAACTCTCAATTAAATCAATGGGTAAGTAAAGCATTTCTGCAAGATAAAGCCCTGCTTCAGGATAATTCTCAATATAAAATTCATAACCACAAGGAAATAATATTATTTGATTATTATCAACAGTTAAAGTATGCGTCTCCCAATTGATAACTTTCTTTCCCTGACGGATACGACACAAAGCTGGCATAAGAGGCTTAACCCTATGAATCTCATGATGTTTATGCATCCGTATTTCTTCGATCTTTAAGTTAGTCTTACCTCTTGCCAGCATACTCTCACCCTACTTTATCTCATAAACTGGTGTTATCTCAGCGGTTGCGATTTTATTAGCATTAAGCATATAACCAACTAACGCTCCGCTGGAGTTAGAATCTACAGGAATCTTTTCAGTTTTTAGAGCCCATACTTTAAACTGGTAATGATGTGGTTTATCTCCTTTAGGAGGACATGCGCCACCAAACCCAGCATAGCCAAAATCATTTCGGCCTTGAACAGCACCAGTCGGCAGTTTTGTTCCATCACGTCTCCCTGCATCAACGGGCAAATATGTTACTGTTGCTGGAATATTAACAACAGTCCAATGCCACCAACCACTGCCTGTAGGTGCATCTGGATCATATACAGTTACGGCAAAGCTTTTGGTACCTTCAGGAACACCAGACCAGGTTAATGAGGGCGATGTATTACCACCTTCACACCCAAATCCAGAAAAGACATGAGACGTTGTAAGTTGCTCTCCTGTTTTTATTTCATTACTAGTGACCTGAAATGCTGCAGCCTGCGCAGAAAATGTTATGAATGCCAATACAGTTGAAACGATAAGTGTTTTCATAAAAACCTCTTTGTTATGACCTATCGTTATTTTATTTGATATTCCTTTATCTCATTATGCATAAAGGCGCAATGTTCATGCAAAAGCAATCACAATTGTACCCCCAACCCAATTATTTGCCACAATATACACAAAGCACATTGATACTATCTAAAAACTCTGCTTTATTATTAGTAACACCTACGAAAGTCGGTGTTATTTTTTAACCTACCATTCAAAATACGTGACATACACCATTTTGCTCATAATAATTTGTCACGTATTTTCAGTATTTGAATCTGCGACCAAGAGTTCTCACCTAACAAATGATTAAGATTGTATAGCTCATTTACTACCCCAATACAGCCGTACAAAACTCGCTTGTGGGAGCAAACAAAGTAATTACCCATTAAGTTTCGTCAAAGATAATTAATTCTGTCTTGCACTTTATCACCATAGCATAACTTAAAATCCGAGATCATTATTTAGAAATAAATCTCACCATCAACCATATATTTGAGAGCACTTATCGCCTGCTGGGCGGATATTACTTTCATTAAAGGATAGTGTTTAAAAACAATGCCATTCATAAAATAGATATCACAGGTTTTATTATCCGTATTAATTATGATTTTTTCGAATGTTTTATAGGCAAGTGTACGGCATAACTCTCGTCCATTTTTACTGGTTAAGTCAATAGCATAAAAATCACTGAATGAATTTACACCTTTACTCTTCAAAGTTTTCAATGATACCGAAGCCCTTCGTAATTCCTTATCTAATAGTCTTATTTTCTCTGCTATAGCGGTAACTTCAGGCGCGACAGACAATGCAACGATTAAATTATTAATTTTCATCTGAAGCTCAATAATTTTTAACTCTAAAGTTTCATTAGCATCTTTCTTGTTTTCAACTGGTTGAATTTTGCTACAATTAAAAAGCAATTCATTAATGATATTATAATCAACCAAATCTCTTTTTATTGATGGCCTGTCACATCGATGTAATCTTCTCATCGGACAAACATAATAGCCATGCAAACTTCCAGATACCGCATGAACAATCATGGTATTACCACAAGCCTCACACTTCATAACTGTTCGAAGTAGATTTATTAGCATAGGATTCTTGCTACTATTGCTAATACCAAAAGGTGCCAACCGAATTTCCTGTACAGCGTAAAACAAATCATCTGATATGACTCTGGGATAATAGCCAGCGATTTCACTTATCCCTTTCCCTCTTGCACGATATGAAGGTACGCAAATACCTATCAGAGCTTTATTCGCTAATAATTTTTCAATTACAGAAGGTCCCCATGCACTTTCTTTTCCTGAGAAATTCTTTACAGCATGATCATTTAAATACTTGGCTATTGCATTCAATGAGCGCCTTTCCATCCTGAGTTTAAAAATTAGCTCAATAGTTTTCACCCTGTCGGGGTCTGGAACAAAAGCCGTTCTTTTGTCATCTAAGGAGAGCCATCTCGGACAAGACGCCGTCATAATCGTACCTGATTCCAGTGCATCCTGCCGTTTTTTCTTCCATGATAATTTAACCCGACTTGACTTTATCTCGCTTTCTTCATTTGCCCTTTGTGCTATAAGTATGGCTTTTATTAATGAATATGGCTCATTCAAAGAGTCAATATTATAGACTGTATTGTCGCAAAGAGTTATAACATCAATACCGTGATTCAAAATCAATTTCAGACGTTCAATCGCTTCACCGACTTTTTCTCTTGAAAGTCTGTCCAGACTTTCAACTAACAATGTAGTTCCTGGCAATATATAACCATGCTCTATAGCATCTAAAAATTCCGAAAAAGCTCCTGATTGTGCATGCTTTCCTTTGAATGCACTTAATCCTAAATCTTCATATGTTATGGTATCAAGATAATAATCACTATTTACCTTTAACCATTCAGCAATAAGTCTTCTCTGTCGGTTTAATGAGTCGCCAGACATCTGACCTGGTGATGAAAATCGCATATATGCTATGGCTTTTTTCATGGTGACACCTGCTAACGTATGCTTTTATAAACCTTAGTGGTGGGATATAATTTTTGTTTATTTTTTATTTAAAAAGACAATTAAGGTCACATTATCTTGAATATACAACAATAATCGTATTGCAATTTTCTTACGCCATAATCTTGAAAGCACAAAAGAATACATAAAAAATAAAGACATTAACAAAAAGCATAAAACGAGGCTCATATAAATATAAGAGCCTCCATATTTTAGTCGTTTAGAAACAAATTATTTTAATGTGGTGTGCTTCGTGACAATAAATTAATAATCAACACACCGGCACAAATCAACATCATGCCTATAATGGCTGGCAGGTCCAGCCGTTGGCCGAAAAATCCCCATGACAGTAAGCTAATCAGGACAATACCGACTCCTGACCAGATAGCATAAGCAATCCCTGTAGGAATATAAGCCAGCGTCTGAGCTAATAACCAGAATGATGCACAATAACAAATAATTGTACCAACAGATGGCCATAACCGTGTAAAACCTTCTGAAAACTTCATTAAGGTTGTACCAATGACCTCTGCAAGTATTGCACCACCAAGATAAATATAAGGGTTCATAGCATATTCTTTCCTGTTCAAACTGGAGAGAATTGTACTACAGTTTGAACTCAACTCACCTGTTTCATCATTGTGTTCCCATTGATGTTCTTTTATATACCCTCAATACCCGTTTCATCGCGGCACTCTGGCGACACTCCTTAAAAATCAGATTCGTGCTCACCTTTCCTTCCCATTCTTCTCTGGTAGCGAACCGGTAATACACCGTTCGCCAGACCTTACCATCAACGACCAGGATTCCTGCCCGCGCCATTTTAGCCGCAGCCTGATTTATGCTGGTTGATCCTACCCACGTAATATGGACACAGGCCTAAGCGAGGTTCTTGTTTTCAAATTGTTCCGGACTGAGGCCGCCACACCAACTGTGCCGCCGCCACCGATTGTAATCACATTCGATATAATTAAACACCGTTGCCCGCATTATTTCCCGGCTGATAAAGTGTTCTCCATGGATACATTCCACTTTCAGCGAATGAAAGAAGCTTTCCACGCAGGCATTATCGTAGCAGCAACCTTTTGCGCTCATACTTCCACGCAGATTATGCCGCTTCAGTTGCGCCTGATAATCTGCTGAACAGTACTGGCCTCCACGGTCCGTGTGAACGATAACGTTCCGGGGCCTCTTACGCCGCCACAGCGCCATCTGCAGGGCATCGCAGGCCAGTTGCGCCGTCATGCGTGGCGACATTGACCAGCCAATAACGGCACGTGACCACAGGTCAATGACCACTGCCAGATACAGCCAGCCTTCATCTGTACGTAAGTACGTGATGTCTCCTGCCCACTTCTGGTTCGGGCCACTGGCGTAAAAATCCTGCTCCAACAGATTTTCTGACACAGGCAGGCCGTGTGCGCGGTAGCTGACCGGGCTGAACTTCCGGGAGGCCTTTGCCCTCAGTCCCTGACGGCGCAGGCTTGCCGCCACGGTTTTTACGTTAAAGGGGTAACCCTGAGCACGCAGTTCATCCGTCAGGCGTGGGGCACCGTAACGCTGTTTTGACCGGGTAAAAGCCGCGAGGACAACGCTGTCGCAGTGTTGGCGGAACTGCTGACGCGTGCTTATCCTTGTCCGCCGCTGACACCACGTATACCAGCCGCTGCGGGCCACCCGGAGCACGCGGCACATTGCTTTGATGCTGAACTCAGCCTGATGTTTTTCAATAAAGACATACTTCATTTCAGGCGCTTCGCGAAGTATGTCGCGGCCTTTTGGAGGATAGCCAGCTCTTCATCCCGTTCTGCCAGCTGGCGTTTGAGACGTGCAATCTCGGTAGACATCTCCAGTTCACGTTCAGAAGACGTCTGCTGATTTTGCTGTTTACTGCGCCAGTTGTAGAGTTGTGATTCATACAGGCTGAGTTCACGGGCTGCGGCAGTAACACCGATGCGTTCAGCAAGCTTCAGGGCTTCACTGCGAAATTCAGGCGAATGCTGTTTACGGGGTTTTTTACTGGTTGATACTGTTTTTGTCATGTGAGTCACCTCTGACTGAGAGTTTACTCACTTAGCCGCGTGTCCACTATTGCTGGGTAAGATCATTACGGTTGCGCCTGTTACCGCGGCAACGTCCTGTGCACAGAAGCTCTTATGCGTCCCCAGGTAATGAATAATTGCCTCTTTGCCCGTCATACACTTGCTCCTTTCAGCCCAAACTTAGCTTTAATTTCTGCGATCTTCGCCAGAGCCTGTGCACGATTTAGAGGTCTACCGCCCATAACAGGAAGTTGTTTTACTGGTTCAGGTATCGTCTCACCACGGTTAATTCGCGCTGTCATACAGGTCAGTTCATCGGCAGCCTTGCGCCGTAATTCCGCGTCAGCCAGCGCATTGGCCCGCATGTTCTGGTACAAGTTGGTAACCAACCAGTAGTGCGCGTTTGATTTCCACGGATAAGACTCTGCATCCGGATACAGGCCACGCTTCCGGCAATACTCGTACCTCCCGGGATTTCATGAAGTTCCGGCTCGGTGGTTTCGAGGCCATAAAGTCGGCTTACATGGCCCAGGTGCAGTACAGCATGTGGGTGACGCGAAAAGATGCCTGGTACTTTGCCAACTATGACCCGCGTATGAAGCGTGAAGGCCTGCATTATGTCGTGATTGAGCGGAATGAAAAGTACATGGCGAGTTTTGACGAGATGGTGCCGGAGTTCATCGAAAAAATGGACGAGGCACTGGCTGAAATTGGTTTTGTATTTGGGGAGCAATGGCGATGACGCATCCTCACGATAATATCCGGGTACCTCACAACACGGCAAGCCTGCATTGCGGCGCTTCAGTCTCCGCTGCATACTATCAAGGTGAGCGCGGGTGATGGCATAACAGAGGAAAGAAAATGTCACTCTTCCGCAGAAGTGAAATATGGTATGCCTCGTATTCGCTCCCGGGCGGGAAACGAATTAAGGAATCTCTTGGCACAAAGGACAAGCGGCAAGCTCAGGAGTTGCACGACAAGCGAAAAGCAGAACTCTGGCGAGTAGAAAAGCTAGGGGATTTACCTGATGTCACTTTTGAAGAGGCCTGCCTAAGATGGCTTGAGGAAAAAGCTGATAAAAAATCTCTCGATTCAGATAAAAGCCGGATTGAGTTCTGGCTTGAACATTTTGAGGGTATAAGGCTTAAAGATATCTCGGAGGCAAAGATTTACTCTGCTGTAAGCAGAATGCATAACAGAAAGACGAAAGAAATATGGAAACAGAAAGTTCAGGCCGCCATCAGGAAAGGTAAAGAACTGCCTGTTTATGAACCAAAGCCAGTATCAACTCAGACAAAGGCAAAGCATCTTGCCATGATAAAGGCCATTCTCCGTGCTGCAGAACGCGACTGGAAGTGGCTGGAAAAAGCGCCTGTCATCAAGATACCAGCGGTCAGAAACAAGCGAGTCAGATGGCTGGAAAAGGAGGAAGCAAAACGCCTTATTGATGAGTGCCCCGAACCACTGAAATCTGTCGTCAAGTTTGCGCTGGCAACTGGTCTGAGAAAGTCGAACATCATAAATCTGGAATGGCAACAAATCGACATGCAGCGACGAGTTGCCTGGGTGAATCCAGAAGAGAGCAAATCAAACCGCGCCATTGGTGTGGCGCTGAACGATACCGCCTGTAAAGTGTTGCGTGATCAAATAGGCAAGCATCACAAATGGGTGTTTGTACATACCAAGGCGGCTAAGCGAGCAGATGGAACATCAACGCCTGCGGTCAGGAAGATGCGCATCGACAGCAAGACATCATGGCTATCAGCTTGTCGTCGTGCAGGAATTGAAGATTTCCGTTTCCATGACCTCAGACACACCTGGGCAAGCTGGCTGATTCAGTCAGGCGTCCCATTATCAGTGCTTCAGGAAATGGGCGGATGGGAGTCCATAGAAATGGTTCGTAGGTATGCTCACCTTGCGCCTAATCATTTGACAGAGCATGCGAGGAAAATAGACGACATTTTTGGTGATAATGTCCCAAATATGTCCCACTCTGAAATTATGGAGGATATAAAGAAGGCGTAA